GATTAAAACCCTTAACTCCAGCTCGTTCTAATCTTGAATCTTTCATTTCTTCTTAGCTGTTTTAGCTGCCTTCTTAAATGCCTTAGCTGTAGGCGCGCCTTTAGTTCCTGGCTTTCTCATTGTCTCTCCAGATCCTGCTTCAATACGCTCTCGTTTAGCGTGAATATTTGCGTATAGTCCTTTCTTCATATTATTTAGGTCCAAATGATTCTAAATCAAATCCTGATAAATCGTCTTCAGAACTTTCAAAGTTCTTTGCGGGAAGCTGTTTTTGTCTTTGTTCGATGAGGTCTGATTGTCTAGTTGCCTGTAGGTCAACTCGTTTATCCTTAGCTTTTTCCTTATCTGCTTCTCGTTTCTTAAGTCCATCTACTTCTATACCTTTTAATTGCATATTGTATTCAAACTCAATCTGCATCAATTGCTTTTTAAGTTCCACCTCCATCTGCAACTTCTGCATCTCTAACTGAATCTCAGTCTGTTTAACTTGAGACTTAACTTGAGCCTCAGCCTGAACCTTTTGAATAGCAGCATCGGCAGCAGCTTGTTGAGACATAGCGTTGTTATTTGCCTGCATCTGTGCAACTTGGTCTTCACGTTGTTGTTGCGCTACAAGTTTACGTTTGCGCTTAACTTTTAACAATTCATTTGCTACCTTAATGTTCTTAACATTTCTTATGTCTATTGCATCCTCAAGGTCAATAGCGTCTCGCTGTAAAGCAATCTGAATATTTCTCTCTAGCATCTCCTTCTCGTCCATGTCTGGATCAAGCTCAATGAAGATACCAAAGTCATATAGATACAAGTCCTTAACATCATTAAGTATTCTCATATTATACTTACCAATCTGCATTGCAAACTGATCTGCAAATGGAGCGTAGTTAAGTATGTCTGCTATTCTAATAGATACACATTCAGCTAGTCTTCTGACAATAGATAGACTTGCCTCCATTACATGTCTAGTTGCTGTATTGCTGTTCAATGCTGCCAACTTCTGAACACCAACAAGTGCATCAGGGTTAGGCATTGATCCGTCACGAGCCTCATTAAGTCCAGTGACATCACGAATCATACTAAGGTAATGGTTATAGCTTCCGATAAGTGCAGCAATCTTAGACTGACCGCTATTACTATTCAGTTCTTGAATAGGAACTCTAGCATTATTAAACTCGCCATCACCAGTATAAGACCTACCAATAACGGAACCTGTCTGGAAGTATAACTTAAGTGCGTCCTCTGGATTGTAAGCTGCACCTGTTCCAAGGTCAACTTCATTCAGTCCATCCGCATCAATAAATACCCCGTCAGGAACAATCCTTGCTTGTACTTGCTGTAACTTTAAATGTATCAACTGTATCTGGTCAGCAAATGGAATCATTCTCTTAACCAATGAATCAATCTGCCCTTTATACATTCTAGGCGCAAACAATACATAATTAGCAGTAGCTTTGTTAGATGCAGACTTAGGACGAACCATATTCTTACACATCTCCCACTGAAGTATAATATTAGTACCAGCTACAATTACGCCTTCGTACCAAACTTCTTTGCTAACCTCCACCTTTTGGAACATCTCATTGTCCTCTGGGTTAAATGAGCCATCCTTTCTAATGACTTTAGACCCACCATTCTCTAAGTTCTTTTTCTTATAGACAAACTTCTTGTCTGTCTTATAGTTAAAATACAAAAGAGTAACTAACTCGTTAGAGAATATATCGTCTTGATACTTATATATAACTGGGAATGCGTTATACCACGCACTTCCTGACTGTTGAATTTCTAACAATTCTTCATCACTGATGTCTGGCTTAATCTTTCTAAGCTCAGTAAAGTGCATCTGTTTAATCTCACCAAAGTAATAGCAGTCAGAGAAGTCAGGCTTTTCTGTATAACTGTAAATCATGTTAGCTGGATCAACGTACTCAACTGATACACCTTTTCCAGGATAGAAGCTATGCTTAACTGCACCAATACCAATCTCAGTCTGGTCCTTATCTACCATCTTTCTAACAGTAGAGAAGTTATTCATCTCAAACACTGTATCAATAGCAATCTCTTCAGCTATCTCTATGGACGGCTTGTACTTGAGATTCATATAAAGAGATAACTCTTCATCGTTCTCAGGAAGCTCATCTGGATTAACATTAAATGCATCAATGCCCAACTGGTCTTTTGCCTTCAATAGTAAATCCTTAGACACCATATCGGCCTCAACCATGTCTTGAAACAAGTTCTTCTTCTCAGCAGACATTACATCTTGAGCTTGAGCCTTAACAGCATAAAGCCTATCAGACATTCCGTTGACAACTATATCAACGAACTTAGGTATGATTGGGACAATATCCCAATTTAAATTAAGATACGATAAGTCACCATCTACAGAAATCTCATTCTTATATTTTTGGATAGGCTGTTCTCCACGAGCATAAAGCCTAAGTTTATGAAACTGCCCAAACTGATCGTAGTATCTACAAGATCCTCCTTTTCGACGAAACCACTCGTTTTCTATAGCCTTCCCGACTCTTAGTCCGTATTCCATTGTTGCCTTCTCTTGATCAGAAGCTAACTGATTTGGAAATGGAGCATTACTTATAATTATCTCTGGGATCTTCATTCTTTTATAATACTGCTATTATTTTGCGAGTTGTCGTATCTCGCAAATTTAATCATTATTTTCGACTTTTTGGTCTCTGTCTTGAATAGATGCTTACGTGTAGCCATTATTGCAAGACCAGAACTAATGGATGCATCAAACTTTGTTCTATTGTTTATATCGTATCTAGCCCAATCCTCAAGCGTTCTAGTGAAATACATATTTCCAATTAGGTCTGAATCTCTGTATGTCTCTTCTGTATCAAACCCTACGTACTGTTCTACATAAGACTCTATACATGCGGCATGGGTTTGCTTAATATCTTCAGATGTATTCGGTATACCACCAATCTCAATTTCAGTCTTACTTAACTGAGCAACATTCTTGTCGGGTCTATTCATAGAGAATCCTCTATACCCTCTATTCTTAAAGTGGTACAACATCCTTGCCTTGTTGTTTTCAGCTAATATAGGCATGCCATAAAATACACAAGCCATAAGAACTTCCTCAAAAAATATATCTGCCGTCTGTGGCCTCGCTACATACTCTAAGAAGAACATATTTGACGGAACCTCTGGATGTAAAGCTGTGCCAGTTAAGCCATGGAGCGCACCATTAGATCCACCGCCACCTACAACTCCAGATATGTCATAAGGGTCACATCCAAATGCGCCGAACTCCTCATTGCCTGGACATCGCTTCCCGTTTCTCATTACAACATTATTCCTCAAACTCTCTGGTGGAATCCATGACACAAGGAACCTACCTCGTGAGTCAGGGGTCCAAATAACCTCTGTATCTTTCTCTCCGTTTCTCCATGTAAAAGAACCTCTAGTAAGTACTCTGTCTCTTATAAGCGAGTCGTTATAATCTATCTGTTGGTATATCTTTGTAAGGTTGAATAAAGACTGCTTAGACTCATCTCTAAATGCATGAGACTCAGTTCTAGGATACTGCCTGTAGAATTCATTGAGTGCATCAGCGTCATGCTTTAGTGCCTCAACCTCGTTCTCCCAATATGTGACAGCCCCTACCTTAATGTCTCTACCATCTATACCCATTATTGGGGTCTTTGGATTATCTATAACAGCAAAACCGTATTCATCAATAAATCCCTCCATATTGTATTCCATCGGAATAAACAGAGAGTATAATCCACTTTTTGTCTGACCGTTAGCATTACGCTTATTAGGATCTGAATCATAATATAAATCTTTGAAGTTTTGTCCACCCTTAGCTAGTGCGTTAACAGTTGACCCCATCATACACTTCCCGACTATCCTACTACCCAATCGAAGACAAGTCTTAGTTACACGCCAATTGTTTAGTATGTTGTTTGGTACAAGCCATTTACCACTATTTAAACTTACAGTAAAGTCATTTAATATTAATTTCCTTTCATCATCATTTACACCGTCAACTTGTATTCCTACATAATCTCCTTTTCCTAAATACTCAACA